GTAGACTAACGCTCTAAAATATTTTGAAACCGAAGAGCGGGGTTTTGTTTACGTATAAATAAAAGGCGGGGCCTTCTATGCTGATATAACGATACGATTCCTATAAATAATAGGGCAACCAGTGAAAAAGAAAAACGTAAAATCTTCTCCAACTGATTTCCATGACGAAATTGCGCCAAAAGTCGAGGTGAACGGACCTGTAGTATCGGATCTATCATACATGATTGTTTCTACTTGAGCAGAGTGACAACCATTAGTGACTGCTTGAGTCGGTATTCTTGAGGTAGAAAACCTATCAGCATTATAGTAAGGAATCTCCACTTCGATGGTATCATTGATTCCTACATTGGTGGTGGCTGAGCCACCGGCTGTTAGAGAACTCCCCGCATATGTGACCCGCTTCGTGAATGTTGCGGCGTCAGTGAAATTGGAAAGAATCTCGGTGTTGCGTGCAGAGGAGGTAAAACCGATCCTCGTAACTACTGGTTTTGTGTCAGTGTCACCCGAAAAGAGGTACTTCGTTCTAGTACTCCCTCTCCAGCCTGCATAGCATGGTGCGAACCATTGGGCAAAAGTGGTCAATGTGATATTACACTTTGTAGCTGCCTCGGTGTCCACACCGTCTGGATCCCAGCCTTGAAATAGACCGAGACCTTTATCTCTAAGTTTGATGAACTTTGCATTATTTGAATTAGACACCTGATAAATATCCTGTCGGTGCAGGACATATCGGCGGAGCAGTTCCCTAATGGATTTAGGGGACTCTCCGAAAAATACGTTCATCGTGTGATCCGACTCTACACCTGTTGGAGCTATTGGTGCGATCGGATCTGGGTTTGTGGGCGCGTCAGTATTGCCTTCACTTGTACCCGAAATTGCCGCTCCGTCTACCACACCTGACTGTGGTCTATAAACCGGAACGAGTTCTTCTTCACTCTCTTCTTCAATTGGAGCCAACCTACCTACAGCAGGCGGCGTTGGCCACAATCCAAAAGCGCTCATACCATCTGTCCTGACTTCTCCCAATTTCATATCCTCGCATGCTGACACGAAGACATTAAATTGAATGGGTGAATCTATAGATGGCGACACTAAACTGTTGACAACAGCAACTTCCAAAACTCCATTATAGGTGCTGCTGGTATCGTTCAAGAGACGTGTGGAATCTGAGAATAAAACATCGGTAGTGTTCATATTCCCGCATTTGAGAAATGGGGCTGATTGGCCCCACCCTACAGTGATCTCAAAATCATCGCATTCTGCTAAGTCAATAACACGACTGTAGACTGTGTTATACTGAATATTAGCATCATTGGCTCTAGGATCCCAGCGAATTAGGATCTTCCCCTTATGAAAGTTTGATTTAACGACTTGGAAGCGATACTTGATACTTCCTTGCCACTTATTGAAAACTTGAGCCATCATTGACATAGGGGTTGGGTGAATCTCATCGACTCTAGTTTCATACAACATAGGGCTAACCCTACAGTTCCACAATAGTGCGTCAGGTCGTGCACTTGTGTTCATAGTGAATCTGTTCAAGAAGGATTCGCGTTGCATAAATCTTTTGATATCCATTTGATCTTCTCCGTCCAGTCCAACTGTACGTGAGTCAATGGTCAATTCTTGCTTGGAATCGAGTGAGAGTTTATTGATAGCGTCTGCCGCATCAGTATTGGACAAATTGCCTGTTGGTGAAGGCTTCATTAGTTCGATGTCTGTGATGATGGGTGGACGTGAATATCCCCAATGGGTAGCTAGGCTTCCGACACCTTTTGCTACCATTTCTGTTGCTCTTGCATATGGACCGATTGTAGGTACATCTGTGAGTCGACCTGCAGCGTGAGCAATCGCTGAAGCAGGTGCTGAAATAATCCCCTTTCCATATTCATCTCCAGAGTTGAGGGCTCCGGATTGTGGGGTATAATTTCGTGCTGTGAGGGTTGTCAGCGACGTTGGCATGGTTAGCACAACATCACTGGCCCAAGCATAAACCGTAACTGTGACTGGGTCATCGCCTTCGTTGGAATGTTGAAGTACTCCGAATGACTTGATCGTCATCTCACCCATATTATTTCTGTCTGTACCACTCAGGGATAAGTAGTTTTGGGGCCAGAAAAAGGGTAAGTCGAGCTGTCCTCCTGAATTATTGGTTGGATTCAGAAAGAAATGCGGTTTTTGGGACGCTCCGATTAAGTCCACATCTAAAAAATTGCGTTCTGTGGTTACTTCGTCGAAGCCATAATACGGATTATAAGAAACAAGAGCTCTGCCATAATGAAAGCCAGTACCAGATATGACCATCTTGACATGTAGTTTGCTTCTATAAAGTTCGAAATTAGCAATCTTCTCCGCGACTCTGGGGTCGTTGAGAAAGAGTTGCCATGGATTGAAACGTTCAAAGAGAGGTGAACTGACTGACCAGGTGTATTCTCCAATTCTCGTGGGACGAGAGAGAAAATTCCCTAGATCTGAATCGTTGTTGTTACTCAAATTCATTGTCGAGTCCATACCAGACCCAATGGTTGAAGTCCAACCAGGATCTTGTTCTTGAAAGTTCGTGATTTCTGATGTGAGGTTGGCAGTACCTTCCTCTTGAATGGTGCCTAAAGCACCGGATTGGGGTGTATATAATGATCGGTATTCAGAGACCGATCGCTCTTTATTATAAATTGTAAAATTCGTAATGCGATTTGTTGATAAAGGTCAGCTACATGCATTATTGCAACTGCCTATTTACATTTTGTTTGTGGGGCTAATAACCACTCCCGCTAAATAACGGGAAGCATGTTCGCTTCATTCTTGAAATGCCAAAGCAGTCCGCGCATTAGGAAATGTTGAACCTAATGTCTACGTCTGTAATCAGTGACAGATTTCCCATTTTGGTTTCTCCTTAGAGTAACGATGACGTTGGGTAACGTCCCCGGGCAGTTTAAAGACGTACCGGTCGGATGTTTTCTACACCTTGATAGGTGCAGAATCAAGTAGATGAGCGTATTTTTCAGGGAATCTTGGTTCCCCAATCACCTCAACAATAGTGTATCCATACTCAGTGTAGGTAATACCGTACACGGTAAGATCAGGACGCACAATAGCCAGAACATTGGCATACTTGATTGCTTGGTTTACTACTTGTTTGGCATGGTGACTTGGTCTACCGATAACGCGCTTACATTCAATAGTAATTGCGATTTCGTTGTCCATATAAAGCAGGTCTCCCTTGCCAATATTATCCATAATAACAGTATATTCTAGGGCTGTAGGTTTCCCTAGATCCTTGATCACTCGATGAACGAGTTGATCTTCATGCGCAACAGCAGTGGGTGTAGTGATTTCACTGATGTCGCTCATACATGAACCAGTAATTGTACTGAATCCATACGAATCCGATTCTGTGTTAAGATAACTAAGTGTGTGTAGTCTTTCATAAATGAGATCAATTTTTGCTTCGGCGTTGAAGTCAGTGGCACAGCCCATAATAGCCTTCTTGAGGTCTAATAGTTCTGTGAGATTTTTGTTATCTAACTGTTTGTCTTCAGCCCAAGTTTGACTGTTGAATCTCTTGCCAGCTTGTGGCTTATATTTTAACTTCCATTCCTCTACACGGGAATCATAGTCCTGGTCTAATGTCCTGCAGGGCAGCTGACACTCAGCAGCAATTTGCTGCATCTGTCTGCGCCTGTGCTCGAACACCTCGCGTCCGTGAAAAAACCATTCACGCAACGCGCCATCTACGTTTTGCGTACACACCTCATGGGGTGTCACTTGCTTGGATTTGAGGATACTGTGGAGAGACTTAAAGATTGATGCCTCTTCCAACATTCCAACGTAATGTCCCAACTCTTCCGAATACCTATTCTTGCGCTTCAAAAAATCTGCGTCATAGCGGTTTAGGAATGGTATGGGTGCCGACTCTTTGTCCGGCATTGTGAATTTCATGTCATGGGCGGCTAAGTAATTAGCCATTTGTACGTGGTTAAACCTATCGTACCCTTTCCTCACTGACCCATAAGCATCATCACCGTACGTTTCGAGAGCCATAAGATCTCTAGCGTCGGCTGGCCTTCCCAGGCCCAACTCTTTCCCAATCGCAACCATTTGCGACTTGGGATAGGCATCAAAGAATGCGAGCCTATGTAAAATAGAGTTGACTATGCTGTTAATATACACCGTCATATTCTGACCGGAGGGATTTGTTCCCAAAAACCGGATCAGGGTGCCATTGTAGGCAACCAAAGGAGTGCACACTTCGTGCGCTAAAACGTTCATGCGTTTAATATCCTTGGCGGTATAGTTTCCTGACCACTTCGCAATCCGAATCATAACGGAAAAAGCTGCGAGTGTCAGCTGCGCGGGCATCCTCAAGTCATACTTGGAATAGTCCCCAGCAATAATACGGTCGTCACCAAATTTGGCCATAAAGCGAGATAATTCATCCCACTCTGGACCATGAGCGTTAATCCCAACTGCACATTCAGCAATCAAGGGATGTAATGATAAAAACCGTGCGACAGGCAGAAAGTACATTCGAATAAAGTACTGCAGCGTTAGTGGTGCTGCTTGAAATACTCTTACCTTGTCTTTAGTCCTTTTTGTTGGTTCATCTTTAAGGGATGCACCGAAGATCAAATTGGGATGATCACCAGCATCAATGAGGGCAGCTACGCGCTCAATTTCAGCTATAATTTCTGGGGTGAATTCCCGGGGACAGTGGTGGCTGTCCGTTGGTTCTAGATCAAACATGTGATTGGACTTTGGTCCCCCAATGGGGTAACCTATTGATGTTTTAGTGACCATCGCGTCGATGAATCTTTTGCCCTCGATTCCAGAAATGGTTTCCTGGTGAGTGAGAGGGACAAGTTCTTTGGAATATTCAACTGGATCAGAGTCGAATACCTTCTTTAAACCGCTGATATAATCGTCAACGGCAATATCGACCTCAGCTGGATCGAAGCCGATAGAAGGTTTGGAACATACTTCCAGAGATTCATACCATGGACGCCATTTACGTTGGTCTGTCTTACCATCATCCCTCACAACGGGAGAGACAAATTGGGGAGGACCATACACGTTAGGCACACCAGTGATTCTTTCCACAACGGGAGAGATTGGTGTTTCCATGACAGAAGAGCTAGTTGAAGAGCGTCCTGTTACTGTTCCGTAAGGGATCACTGCTGCTTCTCCTGTGATAAAGTTTGTGGGACATTTATAATGAATATCCCCACTAATGGCATAATTGCGACCTAGCATGCTATCGTCTATGTCCCTTGCTTGTGGTGCTGGGACGAACGCCTCACTCATATTTTCTAATTCGTGAATAGCCATGCGTAATTGTGGTGCTGTAATAGCAAAACCACATCCTTTATTAGTTCCGGTGACGCCTCCAATATGAAATCCTAGAATTTTGCATTCTTTGGAATCAGAGACAATAGCGGACATGCACATTCCATCGAACGTCTTCATGCCTAATAAATCATAAAATGCACCTGGAAAAGTTTCTGCTCCATTGTGTGCGTCATTAGTGTGGTGCCACCATGTTCTAGCGGCAAAACGAGTCTGATCTTCGTGGAGTCCGTGCACGCAAGCCATAATGGGCCTCGTGACGAAATCTTCTTCGAAGTGCTTTAACATATCCTTCGAGGGACATGCGTTTGGAGCATAAATCAGAGCTGCGTCTGTGTTGGGTACCTTGTAACTCATCTTTGGATTAACGAGCGTCTTGAGTGTACCATTCTTGTTTGTGATCTTAACAATCGATGTTTCCCTAGGCAGCAAGTGGCCTGGGATTAATATACATTTCGATTTAACAAAGAAACCGCCGCTAAAGTGCCCGTCAATGTCAATAAGACACTGAGCGGAGCTGAGGGCATTTGCGGCTCTTGTTTGATCACTGAAGCTACCGATATTTGACATTGGTTTATAGTCTGGAACAACCCATGCGTTGGTCTCCTTATCTCTGGCGCGAATGTCTTCAATTGATTTGGGATTGAGTTTTCCCTGGAAAGACAAATTTGCTTTAATAGCTTTATATGTTTTGGCTGCACCATATAGTGCGCCTAATGCTGCGAATGTTGCTACAGCATATTTCACGTGTTTATCCCGGATTGTTTGGAAAAGCTCCGGTAACGTGCCACGCGCT